GCGTCTGCTGCCGGTTTCCAAGCGGCCTTGGCGTAGGTTACACCATCGGTTTCCAACTTGGCAAACGGGTAGCACAAGACTCGACCGGAGGGCAAAGCGTACCAGAGATGCTGGCCGTCAAACAGGTAGGTAACCCGCCCCACGCTGAACTCATGGCCTTTGTTTCGCATGGCGCGGGTGTAGGCGTCTTCCAAGTCTTGCCAGTAAGGCACCGACCACGGGTTTGCCCGTCTCCATGCGTCCACCATGCGCTTGGCATCCGACTCGGGCAGGTTCACGCCGTAGGCGCGACCCATCGCGGCAAAGGCACCGATGCCACCGGCAAAGCCGCAGGCCAACTCTTGAACCTTACCGATCTGGCGCTGCTCGCCGTTGACTTCGGTCACGGCCACGCCAAAGGTGGCAGCGGCGTTGACCTTGTACACATCCTCGCCCTTGGCAAAGATGGCCAGCTTGCGCTCACCGGCGGGGCAGTTGGACAGCCAAGGATTGGCGCGGGCTTCGATGGACGACCAGTCGGCCACGACCAGGTGCTTGCCCTTAGCCGGTATCAGTGCGGGCCGGAGCATTCCTTTGAGGACATCAGTAACGCGCTTTCCAAATTGTGGAACAATTGAATGGCCTCTGACCATTGCAGTTCTAACGTCCTCGGGCGATTTGGCGCACTTGCGAGTGAAATTGTGAACCTGGGCTCCGTAGCTTGACGCTCGACCTGTCGCAGATCCTCCAGCAAACACGAAAGCTCCTCGGACTCGGTTGTCCTCGACGTCTGCAAGAGATGCAAGGCGGCTAAACTTCGCAACCGAAGACGCCCATAGGTCGTCCGCACATTGGATGACCTCGGCAACAGCGGGCGGTATCTCATCTGGGTTCTCCATCGCAAGCAAGTTGGCTCGCACAGTCTTGTCAATCGAATACTTCTTCTCGCCGTCTTTGTAGGTTTCCATGAGTTTGAGCGCCTGCGCCCCTACGCGGTCGATCACCCACTGACGCATCTTAGGCGACCTGACGCTGGTGATCTCGCCCTCGGTCACTTCGGCCACGATCTGCTCAATCTCGACCAACTCATCGCTGGCAAACTTGACGGCGGCGTTGCACAGGGGCACGTCTACCAACACGCCACGGTCGTTGATCCGCTCGTTGACGTGGTAGTCCTCAACCTCTTGTATGGACAGTGGGCGCAGGGCCTTGCTGATCGACCGCATCGCGCGCACGTCTTGCTCGCAATAGTCAATCATCTCGGCCATGAGCGCAGGGTCTTGCCTGAAGGTGCCGTCGGCCTGTGGGATCGACAGCAAGCGGATCAACTGCGCGCCTCGGTGGCTTTTCTTCATGGACGCGCCAGCAAACCGGCCAACGTCTTCAAGCGACCCAGGCGCGCAGTTCGCGCGGGCTTGTGTTGCAGTGCAGTAGAACTGCTCCAGCTTGAAGTTGATCTGCAAGACATACCAAAAGATCAGGCGTTCAAACGCGGCGTTGTGAGCGTAGATAGGGCCGTTGTACTGCGCTACCCATGAAGGAAATGGCGTGTCAGGCGTCCACGTTCGCACATCATCGTCGCCAAAGGCGTAGGACATGCACAGCACATTGGTGCTGGGGTCTTGCGCGTAGTTGTAAACGCCGTGCTTGGGCAGGTCGCAACGGCTGCGGGTTTCAAAATCGCACCAAAGAGTCATACGTGAGCCCATCGCACTGTGCGGCCTTTGTCGCCCCCAGCTTTACGCTCTGGCGTCATCCAAGTACCGTGACGCACGGCGTCACCAATATTTTCTGACCGCGTACCCCAGCATAGATTTTCAAGTCGATTATCTGCGGGATCGCCATTTAAATGACGGCATTCATGTTTAGCAGGCGCAGCGCCAACAAAAGCCAACAGAACTAGCTTGTGAACGCACTGACTATTTCCGCGCCCCAAAGCCACACTCAAATGACCGCTGGGCATACGACCTGGGCGCAAAATGCGGCCTTGTGGATATCGTTGAAAAGAACGAACGCGTCCTTGATCACTGACTTCGTATTTGCCGTCGCATTCAGGCACAAGTTTCCAGACTTCCATAAGTGTCTCCTTTCCAATGCCGCCTGTCACGCGGCATCAGGAAGATTACTCTTGCGTAGGTGGCGCAGGCATCTGCGCTTGGGCTTGCATTCGGATTTTGTCCATCAGCGAAGCGAGCAACGCCATCACAGCGTTGATTTCTTGCACGTCAAGGTCTAATCTCATGCTGACCTCCGGCGACGGCCTGCTGCGGGCGCTGGCTCTTCAACCTTGGGTGCAGGCTCAGGCTCGCCGTCCATGCTGACCCACTCGACCACCTCAAACACAGGCGTGTAAATCTTGCCGTAGCTCTTGTGAGCATAGTGGTCTTTACGCAGACGCACGATGGCCACTGGCTTGGCTTGATCCTTATCGACCTGTTCGGCCAACGCAACAGCGATGGACTGAACCGCTTTCTTGCCGCCCACTGACGTGGTGGTGTACCGCGCTTCCATTCCCTTGTCTTCGCCGCTGATGCACTTCAAGCTCAGGCCGACCTGTGTTTCCCAGCCTTTCTTAGCACCTGGGGGCGCTTCGTCGAGTTCAGGCAACGGCTGGCTGACGCTGGCCATCTTCTCGGCCAACACCTCACCATCGCCCCAAGCAATGAAGCCGTGGACAAAGGAAAAGGGGTTGATCGCCCACTTGCTGTCGTCTTCAACTTCGGTCTGATCGGCACCGAAGACCCAGTGACCAGTCTTATCCATTTTGAGGATAGCTGTACCGGCAGGGCCGACATCGGATTGGATCGCCCGCAGTGCGGATGACAGGGTGGAGACTGCGGGCAAGCCCGCTTGAGAGAACGCTACTAAATTGGACATTTGTTTTCCTTATTGGATTTTAAGAAGGGCGGCAGTTAACTGCTTCCCGATTTGCAACACTGCCGGACGGGGATCGCTCTCCACCGCCAATGTTGTGCCTGAAGACACTGACACGACAAGATCGTCGGGCAGCATCAACTTGCGCTTTTTGAGTTCCTTCTCCGCTTGCGCTGGAGAAACCAACTCAGGTTCTTTGTGGGGCTCAATGCCCAGTTTACGTAACTCTACATGAGCTTTTGCTTCATCCACCCACTGACGTGTGCCACGCTTGGCCACCAGTTTATACCCAGGCACTGGCGCGCCGCTATCCAATATTTGATGCGCCAGCGCGCGCAAGTCTTTGATCCATTCTTCCAGAATGTCAGCGTTGGCCAAGTACGAGCCCAGCGTCTGCACGTCGAAGCCATCGACTTGCGCCTTGAGCGCACGGTCAACAGCGCCGGTCATCTGCGGGCAGATGGGCTTGGCCGCGCACCAACGGCAGTGGTCACCGATCTTTAGCTCGGCATTCGGTTGCTGCGCTAACTTGACGGCCTTGACCAAGTCTTTCTCAAACTCGGCAATGCGAGCAGGTGTGGTCACCCAACGCTTGACCTGTGGTGGCTGCACGATCACCATCTCAATTTCTTCAACGTCAATAAACGCCCACTTGGTTTCTTCGGTACGCATGGCCGCAGCGGCGTAGAACATCAACTGTTCGTTTTCTTCTACATCAACAGCAACACCATCACCAAACTTCCAATCGAGAACAACTGCGCGATTACCGATGCGCCCGATAAGATCAGTGCTACCAAATACGCCAGGCAGTAAATCACCAAAGCCAACGCGAGTTTCAGCTTCAATTTCCATCTCCTTGTTGGGGTCGATCACGTCAAGCGCCGCCAATGCAGGCATCAGCTTGTTGTCAATCAAATCAAGCGTCAGCACTTGATCGTTGTATTTTGTGCCAAGCCATGTCTCGGGGGGTTTGTCTGACATCACTACTTCAGCAATGACGTTGTGCAACAGTGTGCCTTCGTCGGCGTACTTGCTACTGGGTTGGGGCGGCATCTTCTGCACTAGGGCTACAGAGCCTGGGCAATTCATAACGCGCTTGGCGGTTGAGCCGCCGACTATCTTACTGTGATTCATCTTTAGTTTCCTCTTTAGTGTGGACTGTAATGGTGTAGGGTAAGTTCCAGTCATTACCCACGATGCGCTCAAATTTTACGTATGGCGCAATCTCGTTTTTAATGTGATCCAAGATGATTTGCTCGATCTCGGCGCGGGTGAATTCTATTTTCATTTGACTGTCCTTTAGTTGATTGAGACTGAACTATAGCATAGAAAATAAAACTGTGCTAAACTTTTTGACATGAAAGAAAAAATAGTTGAAAATCATTTCGTGTGGGCAGTTGAGCGCGCTGGTGGCAAGACGTACAAGTTCACGTCGCCAGGGCGCAAAGGTGTCGCTGACAGGATTGCGTGTTTGCCCGACGGCAGCACATGGTTTGTGGAGTTGAAGACCAAGGGCGGCAGGCTGTCAGCGTTGCAGAAGATGTTCATGTCGGACATGACGCTGCTGAACCAACGGTATATGTGCCTGTGGACGATAGATCAAGTAGATGAGTGGATTAAAAGTGCAACTTAGACCCTACCAAAATGAAGCCGCTGACTTCTTGTACGAGCGCGACCGAGCCATGATCTTGGCACCTGTTGGCGCTGGCAAGACAGCCATCACGCTGACGGCCATGCAGGACATGCTCTTTAACGAAGAAGTGGGGCGCTTCCTAGTGCTGGCACCCAAGCGCGTCTGCACTGACGTGTGGCCAGTCGAGCAACCCAAATGGGCACCGTTTCACGAAATTGCAGTGGCTGTGGGCACACCCAAGCAACGGCTAGATGCGTTAAATTCTGACGCCCGCATTGTGGTCAGCAACTACGACAACATCCAATGGCTGGCCGAGCAGGCGCTAAACTTTGACGCCATTGTGTTTGACGAACTGACGCGCTTGAAGAACCCGTCTGGCACACGTTTCAAGGCGTTGCTCAAGGTGCTGGAGCCCATGACCATTCGCTGGGGCTTGACCGGCTCCTTCACCAGCAACGGCTTGGAAGATGTGTTTGGCCAGTGCAAGATCGTTGACCAGACTTTGCTTGGCCGCTCCAAAGGCGCGTTCATGCAGCAGTATTTTGTGTTGATCAACAAGGAGTTTGGCGAGTGGGCACCGCGTGTCGGTGCGCTGGCCAATGTCATGGCGCGCATCAAACCGGCGACCTATGTGTTGGAAGCTGGCGATTACGCCGACAAGCTGCCGCCGCTGCATGTGATTGAAGTGCGTTGCGATCTGGACGACCGCAAGCCCTACGAGAAGATGAAGGCTGACTTTCAGGCGCTGGACGTCACGGCCATCAACGCGGGCGTGGTGACGGGCAAGTTGCAACAGATGGCCAGCGGGTTTGTGTATGACACACGCAAGCAAGCGTCTGACGTGCCAGGGAAGTTCATCGTGACACAGACGCCAGTGTGGTTCAGTGCCCATAAATTTGACCGACTAGAGGAGTTGTTAAATGAAAATCAAAGAGCAAATACGATCATTGCTTACACGTATCAAGAGGAGTTGGCAGAGCTTAAACGCCGCTACCCCCGAGCCCAAACCCTTGACGATAAGGATGCCATTCAACGCTGGAACGCTGGGCAAATCGAGTTACTACTCGTCCATCCAAAGTCAGCAGGCCACGGGCTCAACCTTCAATTTGGCGGGTGCAAAATTATTTTCTTGTCCCTGCCTTGGTCGCTGGAACTGTATGAGCAGACCGTTGGCCGCTTGCACCGATCCGGTCAAACGCGCAACGTTTGGTGTTACGTCATGCTGACCAACAAGACTATTGACGAAAAAATTTGGGGTGCGCTACACGACAAGCGCGCGGTGTCGGATATTGCAATGGAGGAACTGAAATGAGTGTACGTTTGAACAACTGGAAGACGCAGTTAAAAGCTGAGAAGTCTATACAGAAAATTTATCAGCGAGACTTTAACGCCGCCTGGCGCAAGTTGAGTAAGAGCATGACGTTAGTTAAAAAACTGGAGGACAAAGTTGCAACTCACTTGGCGAAAATTAAATGAACAACTCAAGACCTTTGACGAAGACAAGGTGTTGGAGATGCTGACCCATGAACGGGCAAACGCCAGACGTGTGGTGGTGTTGGAGAGACTGCACCAACGCTACACCACGCTGAGAGCGTCCCGTGAACGTATTGAACTTTTACATGAGGCAACGCAACCATGATTGAAGCAATTAAAAATTTTTTTAGAAAAGACCAACAGATTGTCGAACAAGGTCTTGTCTGGCGTTGCACACGTTGCAACATGATTTTTCTAACCAAATCAGCCGGAGATGAGCACAAATGCCAAGACCCAAGAGTGAATTGACTGGCGTGGCCAAGAACGTCGCTGTGCGGTTGATACCGGCGCATTACGCAGAATGGAAGCGTTTAGGTGGTGCCAAGTGGCTGCGCCAGATGCTGTCGCAAAGTATTAAGGAGAAGCACGATGCCAGCGTTTGAAACTTGGGAGCGTGAGAACTTAATTAAGTTTGCTGCCGAAGCATACCAAAAGATGCAAGAGCAGCACGACCTGATACAGCAGTTGCAGAACGATGTGAAAGACGCCATCAAGGCATACAGGGAGTTGATCAAATGAGCTATATCGTGGCATCGCTGCCGCCAGTTAAATGTTTTGTCAAGCGTGAGTTTCTCTACAACGACCACAAAGGTCACGGTGAGTTGGAGCCAGCTATCTGGGTGAGCCTGAAAGCCTTGCGTGGCCAGGTGTTTCGCATTGAGTCGCTGCTGCCAGCATATGGTGCGCTGTACGACAAGCTGCCCATCCACGCGTATGTGTGGAAGGAAGACGCCAGTGACTTGCCCATTGACACGCTACAGTTGTGGGACTGCATGGGTTACAGATTCACCATCATTGAGAAGATCGGCCTACGCAACCTGGGCGTGAAGTTTTTGGGTAAGGACAAGCAGTGGCACTTTGGCCGCTATCTGTTCACCGTGGACTTCTGCGCTGATGAGTTAACGCTGGACACTGGCTTTACTGAACAGGCCGAAGAGCATAAGTCCTTTAACTGGATCATGTTGGACAACGGCCAGTTTGCTTGTCAGCCCAACAACAGGTGCCTGTGGTATGACCAGAGCCTGATTCCTGCTGAGACAAAGTTTCCCGACTTCCAAGCGGCTCAAAGACTGTGGACGGTAGACGGCACACGCAAGTGGTCAGCAGGCGATGATTGGTTCTACGACATCAAGGAGAAGACATGATTGCTACCATATTTGTGCTGTTCATCGGCGCTATCATTGGCGTCGGTGGCATCATTGCGTTTCTGTATTTCTTCGCTGACTAGACGTTGCGCTCAAAGTGCGGGCAGTCCACCAGGTTGGAAAAATAACCGCCCCACCGATTTTTTGGGTGCAGTGATTCCCAATAAATGCCCAGCGGCTCAATGATCTTTCTATTCCAAACAATCTTGCCATCTTTAAAAAAGTTTAAGTCCATTGCACATCGCTTCAAGTGAATAGAGTTCATTGTCTTGCTACGGCCTGTTTTGAAATAGATGGCCTGTTGTTCTGGTGTACGTGCAAGCTCCCCGCCTGTCACCTTGAAGCCTTGTTTTGTGGCATATTGGATAAGTTCACACACGTCTAACAGGAAGGCTGCTTGTTCATCTGATAAGCTCATTTTTTCCTCATTTCTGCAAGTTTCTCAACCGTGCGACCGCCAAAGTAAGCGCCCATGATCAACATGCCCCAATTGCCCAGCAGCGTAACGTAGGACTCATTGGCGTTGTATCCAAAGGCAGACATCATGGCAAACAGGAAGTAGCCCAAGAAGATGGCAATTAATGACATAGGGCGTATGTTTTTGGACAGCCAAGAATCACTGGACATATCAGCTTGCCAGCGGTCTGTGACGTTATCAGCATCACTCTGTGCAGCCTTTGCCAACAGATCAAGTTCAGCTAGTTCCATCTTGGCTTTTTCAATGCCTAGCTCAAGCAAACGCTCTTCATGGTCAAACTGGAGCTGGCGCAGCTTGGCAACATCCTCAGAAGTCGGCGCATCAGGTATTTTTACGCCTAACGTCTTTTCGACTACGTCTTTGCCTTTGGCTTGAATGGCGCTGGAGAGCAGCCCTAAACCGTTTTCGGCTAGTGTGCCGAGCAATGATGCAAGTATTGGGAGCATTATTTTTCCTTTGCTTTGTCAATCAATTTCTGAACAGCTTTTTGCTGTTGTTTGTTTTCTTGCTGAACAACTAGCATATCAAAATACATTGATGCCATCAAATATAAAAACAACGGCAAAATTAACATTATCACAACCAAACAAATTAAAAAAACTACTTGTCCATGCTCATTTGTTTTATCGACCAAAGCATCAGGTGGAGGTATATAGTAACTGTCAGAACTGCTGCGATTATTAGCGCCTTGTCTTGTAAGTTGTTGAGATTTTTTCTGCGTTGCCATTTGAGTTGTAACTCCGCTTGACGTTCCAGTTCAATCTGTTTTTCGTTTTCCTCGTTCAGTTTTTTATATTCTTCTTCAAACCGTGACCAGACTGCACCTAGTGCTGGGTCTGTGTGGTAGGTCAAAAACTCACGCAATTCTACTGACTGTCGTTCCAACTCAATCTGGTGAAACACATTCTCAAGTGCCTGTGCTTTCATTGATTTGGTTTTTGGTGGGTCAAGCTCTTGGCGCTTAACTTCTTTTTTTATTTCTTCATGCGAGTCAAAGAATTGTCCAATGAATCCTGAGATTTCCTTGGTTATCTTGTAGAGGTCTGTCCCCGCAGCTTTGGCATCCTTATACAGAGCCACACCTTGCTTAATTCCAGCAATTGCAGCCAGTGCCAGTGTGATAGGTTCAATTTCACGCGCCTATTAATTTACTGACAATCACACCCACAAAGCCAGGGCCGAGCAACACCGCGCCGATCACAACGTAGAGCAGATACTCTATGCGCGTCATGCGCTGCTTTCCAGCCTCTAGTTTCTCTTCAATATTCTTGTATCGCTCATCGCAAGATGCCTGGTGAGCATAAAAGTCTGTCTCTAAACTCATGCAACTGGCTCAGTGGGTGTTACTACTACGGCTGCTGCCTCTGCAAGTGCTTGCTGTGCTACTGCCGCATCATGTGCAGCTTGCTCTTCAGCGGTGTACTCAACTTGAGAGACTACGCCTGTTTCGCAATTAACTACGATTCTGTGTGTCATGATGTCACCTTTGGATACTTAGCCTTTACCGCAAGACAAGCAGCAATGTACGCATCAATCTGCGCTTGATCGCCTTTGACTACACCATCAAGGTAGTCAGTCATAGGGGGGTACTCTGATTGGCGTTTGGCTTTGTATGCGTTAGGGTCAACCCATGCGTTAACCGCATTCATGTCAAGGTCAACTTTGTTGCCATCAACATCAAACGCTTTATCTTCCACAGTCTTAACAACTTGTGAATAGAGTGCATAAACAGCTTGTACATTCATCCTGCCACCTCATAAATTGTCATTGTTGATGCCATTACGCCACCCATTCTTGCCGAACCCAAAACACCATTTATTGTTATCGTTCCTGCGGAACCGCCTCCAGCACGAACCCTAAATGTTGTTGAAGAAGTTGTACCCGCAGTCATTTTGTAATTAAATGTTTGCGGTATTGTTATGCTGGCCGGTGGTTGTGCCACTACTGCCGCCAATCCGTTAACAGTTGAATCTTGAAACAATGCAACAATAATATTATCACCGCCACTAAAAGCGGTGACCAAAGTAACTTGAATTATCAAACTGTTGGTTGCTGATGATGGTGTAATTGCTAATGTCATAAACTCAGTACCCTCAGTTATTTGAGGAATAGTGTTATCAAATGGTATACTTGTTGTTCCTGTTGCCACTGCGCCAGTGGCAAATGTAGCAACCTGAATCACCTTTGCAGATGACGCTTGCACCGCAGATGATGCCCCTGCGACTACTGGGTAAGTGATACCCGCTGAACCATCAATTATTGTGCTCATGCCCATGTCCCCACGTTAGTCGCTGCGCCTGATGCGGAAAGCGGATTGATTCGGATGTAGCTACCAGCGACTGTTGAATATGGACCAACAGAGCCGGGGGTAAAAGCTAGCGTGTACTGCGGAATGAATGTGCCGCCAGCGTTGACTGACACTGTGCCTTTAATTACATGTGAGTTAAACGTAGCGGCAGCAGTTAAAGCATTAATAGATGTTGTTGCTGTTGTTGTATTTGAAAGAAAACCAAACGCAGTTGCTGTATTTTGTGCAGGTATTGTTCCACCGTTAGCCACCACAAGACCAGTATATCCAATGTTATTTATTGTTGCAGTACCACCAAATCCAAGTTGAAAACTATGCGATGTAGTTCCCGCTGATTTGCTAAAAATAGCAAAAATTTCAAACTCATACACAGTGCTTGCAGACAACGTACAGCCAACATTGAATATGCTTTGTGCGGTAGTTGTAGTTGCAGCTGCCCCCACAAGATTTGAATCAAGTCTGTAATACTGTTGAGTCGGAACAATGCCTCGCTGTGTGCCAATAGGTGTAGCCGCAAAGATGGGGCTTGTATATTCAATCTGCCCTGCGGCGGCAGGACTTGATAGTGTGTCAGAAGTTAAAACAAGTATTGACATGATTATCCTTATCGAAGTTCAAACCAAGTTGTGGTTGTTGATGTTCCCGTACCTTGAACAACTGCATAAGTTGCGCTAGTGGGGACGATAAAAGTAAATGCTATTGCTGCCGAAGCAGAAGGCGCACCACCTGATCGTGCAACAGTAACACCTCCAACTTGGCCGAAAGCAACTCCGTTTGCACTACTATTTGTTCCTGCCCAACTAACAAAAATTGGTTTCCCAGTTGAATTGGTATAGGTTGTTCCAAGTACTCTGCTTGCGGCTAAATCACTGTAAGCTTGTCCTGTTGCACCGAGCATAGACAACTCACCTGTTGCCGCTGGTAGCGTTGCCGTATTCGTGCCAGCAACAGCAGGGGCTGATACTGTGATAGCCCCGCTGGTGTCTCCTGAAATAACGACTGATGACATATATTTCCTTTACAGAACAACCCAGCGAGCGCCGGAGGGGACAGTGACAGTGATGCCGCTATTGACGGTGATCGGGCCAACAGACATTGCGTTAAAGCCAGTGCTGAGAGTATAGTTTGTTGTGACAGTCTGGCCGTTTTCCACAAACACCTGGTCAGCGCCGCCGCCAGTTGCGCCGCCGCCCAAGGCACCCCAAGCTGTTGCGCCGTAGCCTTCAAACTTGCCGGTCGTGGTGTTGTAGCGCACCATGCCGGTGACGGCGGTGGGGCGTTGGCCGGTGGTGCCTACGTTGAGCTTGGCGGCACCTGTACTTGTGAAATTTACTTGGCCTGAAAAAGTAACCGTACCAGTGGCCGACAGTGTGGTGAACGCGCCGGTGTTGGGTGTGACGTCGCCAATGGGAGGTGGGGCACCAAAAGAAGTGATGTCCAACGGGATGGCAATGTTGTCTACGGTGTAGAGCAACACCTCCGTAGCGGTCTTGACTATGAACTTGTAGCTGGTGGTGTTGAGCAACCAGATGTTGGCTTGGCCAAGCGAGTCCAAGATGATCGGGTTGGTGTTGGGCGTAGCAGCGGTGTAGTCGGTGTACGTAGCGATAGGTGTTGAAGTGCCAGCCGCATAGGTGTAGATTTTGCCGCCGACAAGAGGCAAGCCATCCGATCCGAAAATCTGTTGTTTGGGGGAGGGGGTTAAGCCAGCCATGTGTTTTCCTTAAGGGTATTACGGAGCCAACGCGTTTTGGTTTTGTTGTGGGGGCGCTAACGCATTTGTTACGCCAATGGTTGCTGGCGCTGCTGCTTTTTGCACCCAGCTTTTAGGATCAGATAGCAATTTTGCCACTCTGTTACGTTCAGGCCCAGGCAAACTTTCCAACAAGTCTGCGGTTGCGCCAGGTGTCTTAAACGCTTCGGTCAGTGTACCCAACGTTTTTGAGCCAATCTTGTTTTCAAGAATTTGCATGGCCTTGTTGGTCGTTGCGGCCACAGCGGTAATATAAGACGGCAAGCGGAACTTGGACAGGTTTTGCAGCATCAGTTCTTTGAGCGCCTCTTGGCCACCCGCCACTTGAGTCTTGATGTTGACCTCGCGAATAGTTTTGGCAGCTTGATCGCGTAACACGTTCAAAGTGTTTTCACTTACCTCTTTGGCAATGTCATAGCTACCTGGCCCCAAAATCTTTTCAACTGCTTCAGGCGATTCACCTTGCACCAAACGCACAAATTCATCTTTGTTGGTCTTGTACAGTTTGAGTGCCTCGCCTGAAAGTTTCTTCTCCGCAATTTGTTGCATACCCTTGGCGTGGTTTGTCAAATAATCGCGCCAGCCAGAACCACCAGCACCTTCAATGGCGTCATCAATCAAGGGTTTGATTTTGGCCATTACCGACGCAGCAAGATTGCGTTGAGTGGTTGCGTCAACCCCTGGGCGCAATTGTTGAATTGCAGCGTTGACTGAATTTTTGCGGATGGCTTCCAAAGCAACAGCGTCAATCACGCCGTTGCTGGCCGTCCATTTGGCAATATCGTCAGCAACATTTTTTGCTGCACCAGCCAATAGGTCGTTGCCTGCAAATTCAGGTCTGTTGGTCACAGACCTGATATTTTGAATAAGCGGTGCTGTCTCCAAAGGTTTGATGCCTACAGACCTTAAAGCATCGGCAGCGCCTTGAGCAAACCGAGCGCCTTGACCAAGGTCAAGAGAAGCGTCAGCCGCTTTAGATGACCATTCATTCAACGCTTTATTAGAAAGCTGGCCAAAATTAGTGTACGGGGTTGCGCCAACGGGCAAGTTGCGTTTGATCAAGTCAAGCCGCGCCCATGCCTCGGCGGCGTTGCCCGCTTTAATCAAGTCACGCACTTTCTGAACTTCAGCAGCAGCTTCCGCACTTAACTTGCCTGCCTGAGCCTCATACGCCGCCACATCGTTACCCAAATTGGCGCGGTTGAGCGCGGCCTCACGTTGTGGGCCCGTCATAGCATTCAAATTATTTTTGGCGGATTCAAGCGTAGCGCGTGTTTCAGTCGCAGTAGTACCGCCCGCCAATTTGGCCAACGCGTTGACACCTTCGGCCTCGTTCATGTTTTTAAGGTTCAACACAAACTTGGGATCACTGGCCAAACGGCGTTCGATCAAAGCCTGCCATGTGGGGTTGGTGATGTTGGCCGTGGCTTGTGCTGCGCTAAGGTTTGGTGGTGCAGTGCGAAGCGCGTTAAGCACTTGGGGCAAATCATCACCCAAAGCATCACGGGCAATCTTTGCGGCTTTTTGTGCTGGTATTTGACGCAAGTCCATTGCAGCGCCAATTACTTTACCAACGTACGGGGCCACAACACGACCACCAACTTCGTATGTTGAGCCTTCCAACACATTCTTAACCGGCTCAGTAACCACAGCCGCGCCTTCACGCGGGGCTTTGCCACCAATATAAATGTCAGCCAAGTTAAGCGCTTCTTGCGCCATGCCGTAGCCTAGTCCAGCGCCGCTGATTATGCCTGGAGGGCCAAACGGGATACCAGCGTATGCACCCCCCGCTGCGCCCAACATGCTTACGGTTGGGGCAACAAACTCACGAACTGTTTCATATGTTGTGGGCTCTGCGCGGGCCGCAGGTATCTCAGACGGCGCGTCTGCCGAGCCCATTGCAGTGGCAATGCTTTCGCTAATTTGTTTGGCAACACCTTGCACGCCAAATTTTTCATGGATAGCTTGCTTGGTGGCTTCGTTTGCGTTGACGTAGTTTGGGTCTTCAGGCGCGTACTTTAAAAAAATAGCCGCCTTTGTCGCATCGTTTGCGTTGACGTAGTTAGGATCATTAAGGATCGTGGCTAAATCGGCCATTTATTTTCCCTTCAACAGGGGGTTGTTGGCGTCGACAGCGCCTGCGGGTGCTTTACCTTGATTCTTGTAATCATAAGTCAGATCATACGCTTCACGCACACGTTGTTTGGACACCCTAGTTGCGTTAGCAGCTTCCGTTAACGATCTACTCAAATCAGCGGTGTCTTGCGTACGGTTGATAGGCGCAAACGCATCGCGCAAGTATTGACCTTCTTGGTTTGATACGTTGCCCAACGCGCCGCCAGTCGGGGACGATGCTCGCATGTTTTGCAATTCTTGAAAGCCGCCGCGAGCAACAATGCTGTCGTACAACGCTTGCGCTGCACGGGCGTCTTTGGTAAGCGCAGGTGTGCGGCCATAAATCAAACCTGAAATTCCAGATAGGCCAGGGTGCTTGGCCAGCCTTTCCAAATCAGCAGCCAATTTATCTGCGCTTGACTCAAACGTCTTGACCGCAGATGTGGCGGCGGGGAACTTAGCTTCACGCGCTTGAATTTCTTTTGGCGCTAAACCTTCCATTGCAGAAGCGGGGGCCATACCTTTGCTTATGGCTTCTTCACGGCTGACATATTTAACTTTTCCGTCATCGCCGACAACTGCAACCGGCGCTGAAGGCGTTGCAGAACTTACCGGTGCTTTTGGAACTAAGTCAGCATAGTTTCCAGACACGTTGAACTTAGCTACGGACTTAGGCGTGTAATCCGCAGGGTTGACATTTCCAATTGCTTTGTCTGCTTTGCTAGGTTTTAAAACCAAATCTGCATAGTTGCTTGACGTAGCAAACTTAGCTACAGATTCTGTAGTGTAACTATCAGGGTTGATATTAGCTATAAGTTTAGTTTCTTTTGCATCCCTTAACACCAAGTCTTCATAGTTGTTTGACGTCATAAATTTTTGCACAGACGCTGGTGTGTAATTGTCAGGATTGATATTGGAAACTGATTTATCAACTTTTGCTGGCTTTAAAACCAAGTCTGCGTAATTCCTGCTTGTTGCAAATTTAGCCAAAGATTCTGGTGTGTAATCCGCAGGGCTTACGTTAGCAATTACGGTATCCGCTTTTGGTGCCTTTAAAACCAAATCCGCATAATTACCTGATGTGGCAAACTTTTGCACAGAGTCAGGTGTGTAATCCGCAGGGTTGACGTTACCCAAATTTGTATTCTTAATGTCAACTTTTTGAACCAAGTCAGCGTAATTGCCTGTTAGATTAAATTTTGCAATTGATTCTTGCGTGTAATCTTTTGGCGTGATAGCCGCAAAAGTAGAACGGCGTGGATCAAGCGCGCTTTCAAATTGCTTAACCAACAACTCACGTTGTTTTGCCCAACCAGGTGCAGAACCATATTTTCTGTCCCCGCTTTGTATTTCGGCTTTGATACTGTCCGCAGTTTTACCCTGCGGCGCGGCCATAGCATTGACCTGCTGCGCTGGCGATGCGGTAGAAGCAAGGGCGTTGGTTTGCGTTCCTCGGCTTACCGGCGCGGTAAACGCGGTTTCAGGTGTTATTGATGGAAGAGACGTAGTTGTAGGCCCCGCCGCAGCTTCAGGCGATTGGTCTTGCATAAACTGAGCTTGTTGCCGATACGTCAAAACTGTTTGGTTTGCGTCAAACAAACTTTGGCCCGCTGCTCGGACTTTTGCGTTTGGATGCCGCAACATTTGCATAGCCGCATCCATAGGGTCGTCAGTAGTTGCGCCGTTTTTCTTGGCTGCGTCCATAACTTGCGCTACGTAATCTTGCGCTTCTTGCGCTTCTTTAATCGCCATCCGAGTTTGGCCCAACTGTGCTTGCGCCAATTCGTTTTGAGTACCCGCAGCTCTTCTTTGATCTTGAGCAGCCAAAATGTTTTGCACTTGGCCATACTGCGTCAGTGGGTCGTTCAACTGAAGTTGTTGAACACCAAGGGAAATTCTAGGATCAATAGGCATAATTTATCCTGTAACAGAAGAATAGTCGCCAGGCACATTCGTGCCGTATCCTTTAGGCATAAATCTGTTGTTTAATGCGTTTGCTATGTTTTGACTATTTGAATAGTTTAAATACGTATTCAAACCGCCCGTTAAAGCGTTTGCGCTACCGACATAGCCAGACGCCCGCGCCGCAGCCGCGCTGCCTATAGCGTCGCCAACATTTGAAGCCATCTGCTGACCTTGCTGACCTATTTGTTGGGCCGTGGATTGACCCATACCTGTCATAGCTTGCAAAGGTTGCAGACGAGCGGTACGTTCGGCCTGATAGCGGTTGAATGCGTTGGTGTACTCTTGCGAGCCCATTTCTTGACCAAATCGCGTAAGCGCTTTGCCAGTGCCGCCAGACAGCAAACCACCACGGGCCGCAGCGGATCGTTCTAAGGCTTTTGTGCCTTCGCTTAATCGAAATGCGTAGCCTGGATCGGCTTGAAATTGATCCATGCCAAATGGCGTGTATTTTGATGCAGCTACTAGCTCAGGTAATGCATTGACGCCCACGTCGTAGAAAGGTTTTTGCCGTGCAACGTCTTCTTGGTATTGTCGGTATTGCAAATCAGATGAGCGATCCATTGCGTCAGCTTGCTTGCCTGCCGCTTTGTTTGCTGAATACGCGCTGTATATGGTGCTTGCTGCAACGGCTGTTCCTACCCATGTCATATCAAACTCCTTGCGCCGGTATTTGCGGCAATGCGTCAACAGATGCAATCAACCCCAAATCGTCGTATGACGGGGCGATAACTTCATGTTCAATCTTATCTAGCTCAGTTTCAGACTCAAATTCAGTCAAATGGACAGTCGTCCATATTGTGTCTTCTAACGCGCGAACCACGCGTTTCAACCCAACCTCTGAGATAAACGTGCAGGGCGCTTTTAAATGTTTTTCGCCAAACTCGGTGTACACGATGACTTCACCTTGCGTGATGAAATTAAGGTGTTGATGCCGATGTATTTTTCCTATTACTATTGAACCTTTGGGTAACTTTATTTCTCTGGCGTAAGTGCAACACCCATACTTTTCATCTTTAGGTGAAAAATAATGCTTCAACGTGCATTCTTCAGCAATAGATTCCACTTCGCCATTGGCGATCATGGCGTCTAATCCAGCTTGAACAGTCAAGACGTTTTGACGGAATTTAACCTTATCAACTAAATCGTTCACGAGATTTCCCTTCCGCTGACGCGCATGTTGATTGCGCTGGCTGTGCCTGCGATTGTGGAGATAAACCCGCCAGATGGCAAGATGTGGCCAACAAGCTCAGGAAAGATGTACGTTTCAGACGCGGCCAAGGATTTGGCCTTGACGATCAAGTTGTCGTTGCTGGCGGTGCCCGTGGCAGTGATCAAGTTGACGCTAATGGTGGCCGCCGAGGCGCTGTAGTTGGTGGCGGTGAATTTGTCAATGATTGTGGTCACGCCATTGGCCGTGTATTGCGTTGTCTGAGTCGCCTCAACGGTTTTGGCTGGCACTAGATTTTTGGCAGTTACAGTCATTGAAGCACCTTTTACAAAACAACCCAGCGGGAGCCGGACGAAACCGTCACTGTCTGACCGCTAGCAATGGTGATCGGCCCAGCCGACATGCCTGAATTTCCAGTGGCTATAGTGTAACTTGTTGAAACGGTTTTGCTGTTGACCTGAATACCATTACTGGAAATATGTATGGACGAGGTAAATTCGCCTGTAGAAGGCTTGTACAGCAACTTGGCGTTGCTGGTGTAAATTGTGGTTGGGGTGCCTGTTATGGCGTCGGCAAACAACGGGAAGACGTTGGTGGCCGTGGCGGTGTCATTACTGAGCGCCGCGCCTGATATTACCGTGGCCCATGAACCGTCACCCCGCCAAAAGGTTGTGGCTGACGCGCTGGTGCCGCTGTTCAGATTGGTGACCGGTAGATTGCCGGTAACTTGGGTGGCCAAGCTTACGTTACTCAATGTGCCGCCCAACGTAATCGTGCCAGAAGTTGTAATAGTGCCGCCGGTCAAGGTAATTCCGTTGACCGTCCCCGCAGTACCCACTGACGTAACCGTACCTGTACCGCCGCTAGCTGGCACAAACGGCGGCGCAAGTTGCAGGTCATCCAAAGATGTCTGGTTGTTGCCGCCGCCGGTCAACGTAAACAAGTTCAGAAAGAACCGGTACCACTCACGCGACATCAACCCCGTGCGGGGGTCGATAAACTCGACCCGCGACGAAGGTAGGTTCGTTATATTGAGTTGTTCAGGCATTGGTCGGGCTCAGAATCAATTCAGCGCCCATGATGGCGACCTTTACAGGATCGGTGCCAGACACTTCATAAACCCTGTCCCGTAGCTTGAGCGTCATGCCAAGCCGACGCCAGAAGACGCGCTGATAGTACGCCCCAATCTTGCCCATTGGTGACCAATGCTCATTGCTCCAAGTATGGCCGCCATCATCAGACCAGCGCAGCATGACTTGCGGATCATCGCCTTGCCCAGTGGCCAAACCCGTACCTGATTCGCAATTTAATTGCAAACTGTGGTGCGCGGTGCGCTTCAGGTTGTTTTGACCGCTTGGCAAGGCTCGCCATGAGCGCAGCCATTTTTGAGGTTCGTCATAGTCATCGTAGACATCCAACGTCATCTGGTAAATGTTGCCATTCTCAAAGTCGCCCACAATGGTGTTGCCACCAAAGTTGCACTGACAATTGGATCGGTGACGGGTAAATTCTCCGTTGTCCCAGCCAGCACGTTCGTGCCATGCTTGGGTAGCCACATCAAACACCCACGTGGCGTTGCCGGTGGGAAACGTCAGGACGTAAAAAGCATGGCCTTCTTGCTGGTAGGTGTAGGCCACCGCGTCTGAAATATTGCCGTATTGAGCAATTGCATACTCAATGGCGTGGGTAGATATGCGTTGACCAGTGTAGCCATTGGCCCTGTAGACAATGCCTTGGCCACGGGCGTCAGTACCTAGCCAAAACAGGCCGTTGTCAAGCTTGGCCACAGAGAACGCAGCCACGCAACCAATTTCGTTGAACGCGCCTTGAATGCGGGTCAGCGGGAAGTCAGCCAAGCCAGCGTCGTACCAAACTTCAACAGAATCGGTACCAAACAACCAGGCTTCACGGTGGTCTACGATGAGCGCCACCAAACCGTCGGGCGAGCCTTCAGAGCTAGCAAAATCCAACGGATCGACCGACAGGCCGTCCAACAGCGAGGTCACCCACACCTTTTGGCTGTCTGGCTCATTGAACACAAAATAGCCGTCTAGATAGCCTACAGTCACCGCGCCAGGGAAATCTGGATCAGTGATCTGGGCAAACACGTTGGTGACTTCGTTGTAGATATAACTGTCAGGATTGCAAGCAAAGAATATCTGGGTGCCGTTGTCGGCAATGGACACGGGGCCAGTGCCGGTCACGGTGCCAAGCAAAGTAGGCACAGCGGTCATGCCCGTAACTTTATAGACTTCCAAACCTGACACCACATAAAAGTTAGACCCGTTGGTCTGATGTGCCCAAAGCGCTCTGATTGGGCCGGTGCCAATTGTTTGCAAAAAATCCAACCCAGGGCAGCGCGTTAGAAAAGCCGCCGTCTGACCGTTGTCTGGCGTGGCTTCGGGGTACAGGTTTACCATGCGATTGTTGGCAGCGTTGATGCTGCGAGCAACATAGCTTGCACCAAGAATCGGCGTTTGCATCAGTAATTACCGGCGTAAATGTTGAACCGCTGACGTGAGGCCACAATGGCGTAAGGCATGGACATGATGTCGTCAGGATTGTTGATGCGCTTGAGATTGCGCTTGCTAGTCATTGCAATCCGTTGCACTTGTGGGCTTGGCTCCACGCCAAACTCAGGTGCAATTTCCATCGCCAAATTGTAGGTGAACGCTCGCAAATAGCCTGGTGGAAACAGAATATTGGTTACCAAAGTGGCGGGCTGAGTCAACTCGTCAACCGAAATAAAGTGCCATTCCAAGTTTTGTGTAGGTTGCGGGTAAACGGTCATCGTAACGTCAGGGTAGGTCATGTTGACAAAAATGACCTGCGGGTACGTTGATGTGACAGTCTTAACCGCAATACCATCGTATTGCTGTTGATTGATAAATTTGATGCCGTAAGACACACCGGTGCCCGCGTCGATGTAGTAGGTAGCGTCATCCAGCAATACTGGCCGGTTGCCTACAAAATTACCTGATGGGCCAAGAGTGCGCGTAATTTGACCCGCAGGCCAAGTAAACGTCTGATCTTGAGTGCTAAAAACAGCCAAACGCTCAGTGTTCCATGAATCAATCATTTGATTCAACGCCATCAGCGAATCTTGAGACACGGACGCGGAAGTTGTCTCACCTTCAGCTAACACGCCAAGCAATCGCAATGCTCTATTGATTTGATCGCCAGCGGTATAGATGGCCATGTTTATGCTCCTTGTTCGACCACCTCTGGTGATCGGCTACGACGACGTTTGACTTCCAATTTATTAATTGGCTCCCCCTCAACAATTTCTTGCTGAGGAGGAGTTTTTTGGACGTGTCTTACCCAACCATTTTTTTCATCGTACACAGCCTCTGCTTCTAAACACGCAACTTTTGTTCCGTGCACAGAATGACTCATGTAGATGACTGCCATTTAGCTGACCCGATACACGTTGTAAGTCGCAGTACCTGTTTTATAGAACAACAGCTCGCCTGCTCCGCATGGCGAAGTAGACGCCACAGCGGTTATTGCAAAAGTCATTGTTCCAACTAAGGTAATTCCGGTTCCCGCTACGATTGTCACAACACCACTGGATGTACCAAGGTTCACAATTGCCAGTCTAAAACTAGAACCAACTTTTGCGTTAGTCAGTGTTGCATCAAGCAACGCTGCGGTGGGCAACGTGTAAGACGCTGCTGCTGTTCCAGCAGTTGCAACTAGCACATTGTTTGTGACTTGCGCCACGGTCAATGTTGCTGTAACAGTTGCCGCTTGGGGCGTGATTGACGTAATGTCAATTTCATTAAGGTTGCCGTCACCAAATTGGTAACCGCCGCCGACGGATGCAAGTGCCATGATAATTTCCTTTAAAAAAGTTACTGATTAGCAATCGTAGATATTAACCCCAAATGCGGCAAGCCATTGGTGGGCGGATGGTAGAAAAACCGTAGAGTACATCGATCCGGCAAGGCATCCGATCATTGTTAATATCATAATCACGAATGATACGCAGGCTAATGCCGTTATGCACAGCGCGAGCAGCCATATCGACCCCTTGTGGAAGCAACAAATCAGCAGTGGCAAATGTTATCGCCGACTTTGCATACACCAGATTTTGCGGATAGGCAGTAGACGCTGTACCAACAAAGGTAACGGCAGCATTGTCAGCAGGGAAGCTGTCAACAGTAGCCAAAGCGTTTGTACTGGTGTAAATCGGAGGACTGATAGCCATGTTTGCCAAAGCATTACTAGCGCCAGTTTGTGCAGCAGTTACAACGAATTGCTGTAATGACCCAGTTGACTCCCGTGTTTGTGGATTAACTGCGTACACATTAGCAATCGTAAACACATCACCCGCAGTCACTGTGTCAGTTGCACCAGTAAGGCCGTCAATGCTAATAGTCGCTTGGCCTTGGGTGCTAACAGCACCGTTAACCAAAATCGTACCTGCACGGGAGCCAGTGGTGTGAACCTTAATAGATTGGCTCATGTTGATCTCATCAAAGCCCAACACGCCAGTGCCCATCATGCCGTTCTTGAACTGCTTGCTGATGGTGTCGGTGGGGTTAAAGAAACCAGACATGCCGTTGACCAAACCAGCATTTGCGGCGGGGTTAACGGTGGCATAACGTGGGTTCATTGTTGCTGCATTTTCATTCAACTTTTGTTGAGCTTGCAACAAAACCAACGCGGTATTAGGCGTGGTGCCAGGTGTACCAACAGTGTTAAAAATTGATTTGTACGCGCTAGCAACGTCAGCATCAATGCTGGAGGCCAATTGGCTGATACGAGGTTTCAACACACGTTCTGCAAAGTCGTCCAATTGCATGGTCAATTCAGCAGATGTGAAGTTCACGCCAATGTGCTTTTGTGAAGCAACAGTCAGTGTGGTGAACTGTTCGTTGTCGTCCTGAACTTGCAGAGCGGCACCGTCAGTTACTAAAGTGCGGTCGGGTAAACGGATACGCAGTGTAGAACCGATCTTGGCACCTTCAACAGCAAAGCTGTCGTCGTACTGACGGTCTACGTTTCGGGTGAGCACCAGATTGTTCTCGAGAATCTCAAGAGCTTTGCGGGTGATCATGTCAATCGTTAAGATACTATTAGCCATGAAAAAAGTCCTTTAAAAATTATTTAGCGGTTGGCTTGTGCTTCCCACTTTTTTCGTTGTCTTACTCGGTCAGCTTCAATCCACTGCGAATCCGTCATGGTCTTGGTAGACCGTGGATCAGTAGTGTCATAGGCTGGGCCCCCAGAGGAGCGAGCAGTGACAGGCGAAATCGGTGCTGGCGCAGACGTAGTTCGTTTCACGGGAGGATTACTGGCCATTTTGGCCTCAATTCTCCCTATTTCTTTGGCCTGCACGATAGGCGCAAGACGAGAGATTCGTTCCGCTTCCTTGGGGTTGGCACCGAGGTAGTAAGCTACTTCAGGGCCTATGTCCGAGGCTCGGATCGACTCAGCCATCACGTCGGTAATTGGAAGTTTTGGGTTGTATGCGACTTGTTCAAAGTCATCATATTTAGCCCGCGCTTCTTCTTCCTGTTCGTGATAAGACTCAAGAATTGCAGATTGCTGCCGTGCTTGATCTCGCTGGGCAATAAGTTGTTCAGCTTTCTGGTACGCCAATGCGTCTGCATAGGCTTCAGTGCTTTCAAACTGATCGACTGACGGGATACTTGCTGGCGCTCTTAGCGTTTGCGTTTCCGCTTGGCGTTGAGTCTGCTCTCTTTCCCACTTACGTTGTTCTCTTGCAAGCCTTTTGCCAATTGCTGCATCAAGTTCATCTTGGGTAAAAACCCTCGACTCTTTTGCTTCATCAGCGACTTCCGGCGCATTTACATTTGCTTCAGGAGTGGCCGTCACTGCTGCTGCGGGCGCGGAGTCTACTTCCGCTAAGGGTTGTTGGACTTCTTCAGTCATTTTTGAATCTCAAAGATTCCCTGGTGATCCGCACCAGTACGGGTTTTGATTATTCGTATGCTACCGTAAATGATGCGGAAGTGCCACCAAGCACTAAGTACAAACCTTTGTTGAAGAACAAACCGCTAGGGATGTTCAAGTATGTTGTCCCTGCGACCAAAGTAATGGTGTCGGAAATCTTAGGGTCACCAGTGCTAGACGCGCCTGAGTCATAAACGACCAAAGTGCCCGACACAGTTGCAGAAATAAAGATGCCGTAAAGTTTGCCCGCACCAACTTTGACTTGGTTTGTTGCAGCAGCTTGCGTGTAATTAGCCATGATGTGTCCTTATGCTACGTATTTCAGTTTGTACAAAGTGCGAAGATAGATTTCAACAATATTATCTATCAACTGTTGCAATGACGAGTCTGACTTGTCTGCAACCTTATACCGAGCCTCTTCAATTTCAGCCAACGAGCTTTCTAAAAACTCAATGATGTTGGAAGTCTTCTTTGCCGAATGCAAAGTAATGGGGCCAATCAAACCATGACGGCCTTGATAGGCTTCAGCAAAATCATCAGCCGCACCAACAATCCGATCATAGAAAATGTTAAGCGCCTTGTGCTTGCTAAAGCTGCGGGTGTTCAAATGAACGCTGTGCGCCACGTCCCGTGCTAGAAACAGCAAGCCTAAAAAATCAGCGGCTTTGTGTGTCATTGTGGCATTCCCATTTGTTGTTCAGGTGGCATCATTTCTTGCTCAGGGGGCATCATCTCTTGCTGAGGCATCTCAGGCATTTCATTAGCCATATTTTGCGACTCCATTGCCGCAGCGACCACACCCATCGCAATATCTTGAATTTGTTGCTCAGTCATGCCAGCCTGCACCGCAGCAATTCGCTTGGTTTCGGCTTCGTACATCTTAACTTCAGCTTCAAAATCTTTGCGCTGCATGTCCTGCGCTTCAATGGACTTGCCGACATTCTTAAGCATTTCATGCAGTTGATCAAGCTCTTGACCCATTGCTTGCATTTGCTGCTCCGCTGCCTGCAACGCTGGCGGCTTGTCGCCGTCTTCCATGAGCTTAGGATCGATGGTCTTGGCAAACCGCTTGGCCATCTCTTGCGCGCCTGGCCAATCCATGTTCTTGACAAACAGGTCACCGGCGACAGTCCACAGTTGTGGATTGCCCTGCAACAGTTGAGCCATTGCTTCCAAGGCTTCTTGGCGCTTGGTCGCGTAGCCTGGTCCTGTGGCCACAACCACGTCGTATTTGCCGACGTTGGGGTTGTAAATTTTGTCGATCACTACGTCAGGGTTGTTCTGATCGGTAATCTTGCGAACGGCTTCAGGTTGGTCAGGGTTCAGCTTGACCATTTTGGTTTCGCCGTCCATACCAATAATGCGAGCCACGCGCTGGGTGTCGTACACCTTGGGAATCAAGTCCACCAACTGGCGCACAATATGGCGCACACCGCGAGCCAAGTTGTCGCCGTAGTGGTAAGTGCCCACATCGCCCTCGCGTTGGCGAGCCAAAATGGCTTTGCCGCTGCGCTCGTTAGATGACATACCCAAAGATGCGTTGTATTGGCCCGTAGACGATTTGATGTCTTCAGATGCACCAGCTTTAGCTTGCAACAGACCACTTGACGCCATTGGCGGCTGGGCACGGGCAGGCAACGGCAACACCGCACCTTGGCCGTCGGTCACGTCTGGGTTGACTTCCAAATACGGCCAGTTGGTCGTGTTGGCTGTCTTCCACTGAGTCTCGTACCCTTCAAACTGGCCGCCGTAGCCAATGAACGGTGCCTTGGGTGCCAAGGCCAACATCTCTGCTTCTTGGCTTACCCAGTAGTTGTACATGCGCTGGGCATCCTTGGCGTTTCGCACCAAGCCCGACACGTACAAGCGGCCATCGACTTCAAACTCATTGCCGACAATGCGAACTACGGGGATGTATTTCCCCGCCCAATCGCGTTCTTCAAGAATTTCATAACCGTTAATCTTGCAGTATTTAATTTTGACACGATCAGATTCACGAGATTTTTTAGGCTTGCCATAAATTGCTTTCAGTTGTTTGTCCTCTGAGGTGCCTTCAAATGCGGTCACGTTCCCAGGGTACAGGTTAAGCGTTGCTCTGTCGTAGTCTACGTAGTAGTAATCAGCAACGCGGATGGTGTCTTCGGTGAGCCATTGGCTCAAATTTTGGTCGCCCACACCCAGCGTTTGCAAGGTGGTGATGGGCGCGGAGTCGGGGTACATCCGCTGGTATTCGTCTTTGGTGATGTCTTCAGTAATAAAGCACCAATTGGCGTCTGCGCC